TTGGGTCTGAGGTGAGCTAGCCATGGTGTTTCAATGATTAGTTTTTGTAAGAATATGGACATGTTATCTGCACGTTCCTTAGAGGCAGATATAATCATTATCTTCCGTTCGGGGTCGTTAAATAATGTCCATAAGACAAAAGCACCAGTAATCCAACTTTTACCTACACCACGGAAAGCTTGTATCTGTAAACGTTTAGGTCCGTTTTGTAAGTAATCAGCGATTGCATATTGTGCTCTTGTAGGAGAAGGTAACTCAAGTTGAGTCCACAGGGCTTGTAGAAACAACTTGAAATCTTCTTGTAATGCGGTTAAAGGGTCCGTCATTAATGCCTGTCTGAGACATTTCTACTAGTACCCATTCCAGATGAATCTAGTTCATTACCAATTGTTAATTTATTCATAAGAATTTTCATAACTTCAGAAGGTTCTTTACCTGATTTATTACCATAAAGGTAAGGTTTCAAACGAGCTATAGAAACACCTTTCTTTTTAGCCCAAGTTTTTAAAGTTTTAATTTCAGCTGCTGATCGTTTTGTATTTTGCTTGATTTTCAAAGCTTCGGTTTTTAGTGTTGCCATGGTTAGTTAGAATGTGTAAAAGTTGTCACCTAATTGATCTTCGATTTCTTTATCACTTTCCTCTTTAGTTTGAGGAGTTTGAATTGTTTTCAATATATAATCCGTAGCATCACCTAATAAATTAGGAACCCAGGTAACAGCACCTCCAATTCCAAATGTAGCAGTATCAAAAGTTTCAAGACCAACTTGTGCTTCAGAAATCCTTTTCCTAGCTAAATTAATGTTAGTAGGGTTTTCTTCATATTCAGCTGATATTGCTGAACGATTCATATTTGCAAAAACTAAACCAGCTGCAGGTAATCCATATTTAACACCTTTTTTAGCTAAAGGTTTGAAAGGTTTCACAACTGCACCGCTTTTCTGAATAATATTAGAAGTATAATCTTTAAATAAATTAGCTTTGGTACTAATAGTATCACCTATACCACCAAGTCTTCTACCTACTTCTGTTACTTCTCCTGTTGGTTTACCAATTGTTTTCCTATATTCAGGATCATTAAACCATGCTAATGCGTGTGTTTCCTGCTCACTTGTAAGAGCTTTAAATGTTTTTAATTCCTCTTCTGGAACTAAAGATAAGGCTTTTTTATACCTAGCTTTTAACTCAGGTCGTATATTAGGACTATCTAAGTCTTCTGCAAGAATAGGATATTTATCTAAAAGATTAGCTCTTGCTTTAACATTTTCTCGTTGATTAGTAAGATATTCTAGCCATGATTGTTTTGATGGATTATCTGGTCTATCTAGATAAGGTGTTGTTCTTTTAGATAATCCTTTTGTACCATATCTTCTAAAATCTTGCCTTGATAAAATTGTTGCGGTTCTATCTAAAAGAGGTTCTTCTATTAAATCTAACCAATCATCTAATGCAGCTGTACGTGCATCAAAATCTAAATTAGTTAAATCTGGGAATGATTTACTATCTATATTCATATCCCTAGCCCATTGATGTAATGACCCAGGCATTTTAGAATCGTGTAAGTCTATATCAAGTCCTTGTAAATTCTCTATTACATTACCAACAGGAGAACCACGTCTAGCTAAATGAGCAGTTAATTCTGCTGCATCATCAGGATCTAGATCTCTATAAAAGTTATCTAATAAAGTTCTAAATAAAATATGATGATCTTCTTGGTTTGTAAATAGTTTTCTAGCACCTCTTCCATAAGCAGTTTTAGTTGCAGCTCCAGTTTTATCTGTCATTGCACGAAGCAATGCTTCTCTTATTTTCTTTGCACCTGTTTGTCTACCTAATTGTATATTCTTTTCACCTCTCCCAAATGCACTTACATTTTTAATTTGTACAATTTCATTACCATATAAAAAAGGTTTTGGCAAACCTTCTCTTAATAAATGAGGTCTTTTCTTCCAATCTGGATATTTTTTCTTATTTTTAGCTATTTGTTCTTTTATTCTTTTAAATATATAATCTTTATTATCATCTGTTTGTTCGAGTAGATACTTTTCATCTATTAATGGTGCCATTTAACTAATATGTGTAAGGATCATTTGTTCCCTATCGGGTATTGTTCCAAAAGTAGCTCGCATCCATCCGAGCCAATTACTACTCCCCTTCTCCTGATTACATCTTCTACAGGCTGGTACAACATTCGTTGCAATATCTTCTCCACCTTTAGATTTAGGTTTAACATGATCGATTGTAAGTTGATGTAATTCATAAATTCCTCCGCAATAGACACATTGACAATCGAAGTGCTCTTTAACAGCTCTTCTCCAGAGCTTCTTAGCGTCAGGACTTGTCATGGTTATTAGGTTGTATAAGTAATGGTTAGGGGTTGGTAGCAATGGGGTCATAAATTATTTACGACCTCTATTGATTTTAAGACTTTCGGCTTTGTATGATCCATCGGATTGCTTGGATGCATCACGTTTATCACCGACTTTTAAGCCTAATTTTTTACGTTGACGGTAATGCTTCTTTTTATATTCATTAGAATGAGCATATTTACCGCCAGGACTATTATCTTTGACATGCTTAGCACGAGACTCAGGATTTGTTCTGTATGTCTCAGTTGACGATTTTGCCATACATCCTCTTATTTACTAGGTCAGGGTCTACTTTTGGTAAGATATTAGCTAACTTATCTAATGGGTTTCCATCGTAAGCGATCCCACTAATATCATTAGTTTTAAGCCACTCACATGCGGCTTTTAAATCTTGAGTAGAAGCTGTGCCACCTTTAACCCGTTTAAGGAATTCTTCTGTGACAAGGCTATGTAATTCGTTGAACTGGTCTTCAGTGGCTTTCTTCATTTAGCTTCCTGGGAATAAGTTGTTTTTAATTAATTCTACTGCCTTATCATCAATGGTATTATCAGTTGATTCTGCATATGCTTCAAGTAGTTGTATAACTAGTTCTTTTACTGCAGATGAACTAAGGAATGCCATGAGGATGGGCTTGATAAGTAAGGTCATTTATTTAGGGGGTTAAGTTTTTGCCACCATTTCTTTGGTGGTTGTGGTGGTAGAAGATTTATTTTAGCTTGTTCTTCTGCCTTTTTCCAAGCTGCTATTGGTATAACATCGCTGCACATGTGACCTACAGTAGAATTAGGTTTTAACATAAATCCTTTTTTTTGTAGTTCAGCACATTTTAATACTCTGACTAATTCATAGTCTAGACGCATTTTTTCTTCTTGACGTGCAGCCATGCGTCTACATTGTTCTAATCCTCTTTTATCTAAAGGAACCATAAAGTTTACCTGGAAACCCCAGTTTTCAGCCATAGTATAGCTGGAAGGTCTCATACCTTCTTCATCGATGTCCCAAGGTTTTGTATGATTCCCCATATAGAATGGAGAGAAAGTCATGGTACTACCATTACAACTTATGTTTGGACCATAGTGTTGTCTAGATGGAGCACCATTATTTTGAAATTGTACCGCCTGGTTGGTCACATTGCCCGTTGCAGCGGCTACTGGGTTAGAAGTATTGGTTGTTTCACCTTCTTCAGCTTTAACTGGTCCTACTGAGAGAAGACTGATAAGGAGACCGTAGTAGATGTAGTGTCGATTTCTCTTTCTATTTCTGTTACGGATAGCACCTGACTGGCTGCCCTTGTTGTTACTTCCAGAGTAAAGGGATCTCCAGCTGTATGTACTGTAAATACTGAATCTGAATCTACTATTCCTCCAGAAGTTGCTGAGGTGTGATTGATATTTTCCCCAGACCATTTGTTTAATGCAGACCCATAAGTGGTTGTAGTTATTTCTTCTACAATCTCTTGAGTCGTTGTTGTTGTACTGTTCATCGAACCCTGGGTGAAGTTTGGGGTTACTAAATTTGCTCTTGCTACCGTGGGTGATGCCAGTAGGAAGAGTAAAAACCATTTGTTCATTCTTCCTTTTTCTTAGTCATTGGACAGTTTACAGGTGTTTTACCATTTCCGTTCTTATTACCTGTTGTCAGGCCAAAAGTCGCCAGAGCACCCGTAAACACGCTGGCAACGAACGTAATATCTGAGTTACCAGATTTCTTTACCATTGGTATGTCAACGTAATTAAGAGTGATTATCGCTCCAGACCAAACCACTACAGCAAGTCTTACGAAAGTACCAAGGATTTCTATTTGATGTTCTTTATCCTCTGCAGCATCTTTTAGTTTGCCAAGGATTCCTTTTTTTTCTTCCTGTTTTCCTTCCATTTATTAATTTTACCTTGTAAGAATTTCTGTAGTTTCTTTTTTATTTGATCAAAGAATGGTGTAGCTAAGGTGGTAGTTGCTACAGCCGCTACAGCTGCATAGGTAGCAGTTGCTACTACTTCTGCAGTTGGTAACGGCATCTGTATATCCAATACAGGAATCTGCATTTTAGGAGGAGGCGGTGGAGTTTCTTCTTTAGTCTCTTCTTCTACCCCTTCAGGAGCCTCCAAATTGCTAGGAGGGATTACCATAGGTATATACCCAGGAATCTTAGCTTCAGGAGGTTTAAACTCAATTTGCATCAAGGGTAAAGGTTTAGGACTAACAGGTAACTCTAACCTAACCCCAAGGTTTGCCGACACCTGTTGTTGGAGTTTTCTGTTCGTTTACACCGTTTTCTACTGCTGTTTCAATAGCAGCTACAGTACCAGCTTTGTCAGCATCAAGTTTTGCTTTAACCCAACCTAATACTTGTGATTCTGTAAGATCAGCATAAGGTACAAGAGTATCAGGTTTAGGAAGATCTACTTCACCAGTAGCTCTAAATTTATAAGTACCATCCTCGCCATTAACACGATAGATAACTTTATTTACATACCCATCAGATAGTTCTCTTTGAAGGGTGTTGACTTGCCAAGTTTTTGTTGCCATTGTTTTAGTTTTTAAAAATTAAGATTTAGTTTTCTTTAGGGGGTTTTGTTGCGATTAAGTGTGCTTTCCAATCAGCTTTCACTTGTGTAGTCCATACAGCGTTACATATTGCTTGTACGTCTGCATCTTCTCCACTAATATTTGTATCAACTAGGTTATCACTTGCATCAAGTGTTCCTGGGTTTAATACTGTTCTAAAAAAGGTACGGCTTAATTCCGTACCATCTTTTTTAATGATCGTTGCTTTTCGTACGCCAACTGTTGAGTACGGTTGAGAGACTTCTATTTTGTCGTTCTCGTATGTTTCTGTTAATGCCATAATGAATTAATTTTTATACTCTATAAGTTAATTGGTAATACCATTTATTGCTTGTACTATTTTGATCATGATAAGTTAGTGCTGACCAAGTACCACTATCACTCTTATAAACATGGAAGTAATTATCACCGTTGTTGGCATAACAAGTTAAATTTTGGTCAGAGTCGCCGTTATATTGAGTAATTACACTACCAATAGCTTGATTACCATTAGCAGTAAAAGGTAATCCATTCATTCTCATAGCATTTGAACTGCTATTACTTACAGAGTCTATATAACCCCAAGCATGAACAACGTTACCAATTTTTGTATAGAAGCCTGACGCATTACTACCACTACCTTCGTTAGGTGATGGTGTCCATGATCCTTCCTCATAGTCTTGCATTTCATTGGCAGAATTATTTCCACCAAGTCTGATACCACCAGTTATATTTATTCCAGTTGAAGTTGTCTCAAACTTCTTACTATTGTCATGATAAAGTTCTACTGCTCCGTTACCAGTAGCTTTAAGATTCATTTCCCAAGAACCACTAGCATAGTTTTTTAAAGCAAAGAAACCATCTGATTCTGATTGTATTAACCACTTATCAGCATTATCATCACCTTCATCTGCATAGAAAAATAAATTAGCATCACCACCTTCTGAACCGAAAATAATTGCGCCCGAAGAATCCGTCTCAAACTTCTTACCGCCGTCGTAATAAAGAGATACAGCTCCATCTGCTGCACAGACTATAGACCCTTCACCTGCTTTACCTTGAATATATACAGCGTTTCCAGCACTACCTCCAATTATGGTATTACCTGTTGAATTTGTAAAATATGTGTCCGATCCATCATGGTAGATTTGTAAATCTGCACCATTTCCAAGTTTAATCTTATCGCTATCAGCTAATAAGAAATTTGCATCTGCAAGCCAGTCACCATATAAAGTTCCACCTGAACTTGTTGTCTCAAACTTTTTAGAGTTGTCGTAATAAAGTTCTACGGCTCCGTTATCCAAGGCGGCAATCATCTTTTCAGTGCCATGCTTTAGATAAAAATCTTCATGGACATAGATTAATAAATTACCATCCGTTGTTTTGTCGATAACAGAGTCGGCTCCTGAATGGTAAATTTGTAGATCATTTGACGAACCAAACATAGCCTTACTAGAGTCATCCATGTGTAGATGAGCACTAGTATGCATTTTAAAACCAGTTGCTGTTGTGTAGCACTTAATAGCACCATCGTGGTAAAGGTCTACTGTTCCGTTCTCTGATGCATTAATAAGTATTTCATTATCAGCAGCGTTGTTAACTCTTAATTCAGACGTATTAATATGTAGTCTTCCTGTGCCTGTATCTGCTATGTATGAGTGCGAACCATCATGGTAAATTTGTAGATCATTCGCATTACCAAATGTTACTTTAGTACCATCTCTAGCTTGTAATATATTAGCGGCTTTACCCCAATTTAAAGCATTATCTATACTACCGTCAGCTAGTTTCAAGTCACCATCTATAGCCACACCGCCTGAAGTTGTCTCAAGTTTCTTAGAGTTGTCGTAATAGAGTTCACATGCTCCGTCTGTTATAAATTTAGCTAATTGTTCATGCGGAGTTTTAGTAAATGAAATATCAGTTCCGTTAGTTTTAATATTTAGATGTCCAGTACCATTATCTAAAATGTACGAGTTTGTTCCATCATGGTAGATTTGTAGATCTGCACTTGCTCCAAGCTTTAATATTCCTGAATCACTAGCAATATCTACATGACTTGTAGTTGCTAAAGTACCATGAATTTGAGTACCCCAACTGGCTGTTTCAAGCTTCTTAGAGTTGTCGTAATAGAGTTCTACGGCTCCGTCTTTTAATGCCTTTATATAAAACTCATTTAAGCTTTGATCTTTAAGTGCATAAGAATCTGTACCAACAATTAAATAACCAGTTGAATTATTCAGGTGGCTATTTGTTCCATCATGGTAGATTTGTAAATCTTGACTAGAACCTAACTGAACTTTATGACTATCAAATAAATAAGAATGTCCATTAGTTACAGTACCGTAGGCATTAGTTTCAAACTTTTTAGCATTATCGTAATAGAGTTCTACGGCTGCGTCAGGTTTGATAATAATACCATTTTCGTCTTGTTTCGCTCTAATACCTAAATCACCTGTTCTATTTTCAATAACACTTTCAGAACCAGTATGCCATAACTGTAAATCAGATCCAGTTCCAATTTTTATTCGATCATTGTCTCCAAAAAATGCGTGTTCGGCAAAGACAACTCCATCAGCACTTGTCTCAAACTTCTTAACGTTGTTATGATAAAGTTCTACGGCTCCGTCAGCCATGAATTTTGCACAATCTTCACCTGTATATTTTTGAATATAAGTAGCACTTCCTCGTAATGTTAAAGCTCCAGTACCAGAATCATCTATGTATGA